CAATTGATTCCCAAAGCTTTGCCCATGCTTCTGCATCATCAAGGGACTTAGCTGATGTTCTTGCACCCGCATCAAGTCTCAGCGATTCATAGTTACCAAGATTCTTGGTAATGCCAATTGATGCCCAGATTTCAGTGCCGTTATTTTCTTTCATGGTATCTCCTATTTGTGTAGTTTGACTTTTTGATTTAGTGTTTTGATTTTAGTTGCTACAAATCCGCGAGATTTATTAACAGGTCTCCCCTGCACCCTACCGTTGAAAAATTCAACGATATCATATACATCAGATTCCTGATAATATCTCCAGCTTTTATAGCCCTTATATGCTTCACCAAACTTCTTTGGTGAGGCAATAAGATTTTTTCTCTCATATTTACGGAGAGTATTTGGCTGTCTGCCAACTATCTTAGCAACCTCTCCAACGGTATAGATCCTTTTAAGCAACAAATCTGAAGATTTGAGCGGAATGTCAATAATAGAATCATCAAGAAGATTAACAAGTGTAATCTTTGATGTGCTTTTATTAACTTTTTTTACCTTTACAAAATGATTTGCATAAATGTAAAATTTATTTGTAATGACTTTATTCTGGAACAACATAGCGCTCCCTAACCGGTAGAAAACCAAACTCTCTAAGAATACCGTTAAGTTGCTTTAATTCAACATCTCCGCCTCTTGCACACCCAACACATGAGAATTCAACCCACATTGTTTTAAGAGCGTAATATTGAATCCCAGCCAGCATTTTATTATTACAATGCGAACAGCGGATATCATGTTGAATATAATATGCCTTTAACTCTGGAATACTAATTTTGCTCATTGATCAAGCCAGCAGTTATACTCCGCTGTCACCATTCCTTTCTCTGGGTGAACGAACAATAGAGTTTGTGATGGTCTTCCAACTGCGGCAAGTGTTTCTGCAGCATATGTATTGACAGATTCCGGACTGCCAGAAATTCTTAACTGAACAGTATTGAATGTCATCTTTGTTGGGGTGTGAAAGTGTCCAATATAAATATCATCAAAGTCTTCATCAACCGCACCGATTTTCCAGCCATAAGCTTTCTTTTGGAAAGCATAAAACGATGAAAGGCTTCCAAACTGATCTCCATGACATAGTAAGGCTTTATATTTGCCAACCTTATCAACAGCATACCAGTGACGCTCACCTCTACCGTCTGGAATAATGAACTTAACTCTTGGTTCTTTTTCAAACATTAATTGAGTAATCCGATAGAGCATTCTGTCACCGTTTGTCTCTGGATCATGATCTCTTCTGGCTCTTCCGCCAATTGCGCCATGATTACCAATAACACCGACAAATGTTACCTTTTCAAAATTTTCCAACATGATGTTGATAAAATTCTTCATAATCCTAGGACCATCAACTGTAATTTGTCGATACAAGCCTCCATCAACAAGGAATGATTGTCCCGGAAATATAAGTTCCCCCTCAACAATATCTCCCAGCGCCCAGATTCTTAATTCATTAACAGGATGATCTTTACGCTGAATATTGGTAAGGTGAACAATCTTTTCTGCAAATTTATAGATTCTTTCTTCACAAATTTGCGAATTATAATCTGGTGTAATTTTAGCCAGCTGCCAATCGGAAAGAATGGCAACAGCCACTTCCGGTGTTCCTTTACTTTTTGCAATCTTTGGTTTGGGGATTTTCACCTTCTTGGAAGAATCAATATCTTCCTTGACTGCTCTGAAGATTGCATCTACAAAGTCATCACTCTTCTCTTTTACTTTCTTATATTCAGTAAGAAGTTTGGAGTAAGCAACTTTTAATTCGGCATCAGTCTTAGGGACTTTGCCTGTCACTGGATTTACTGGCACTTCAAATAACCCTTTCTCTCTTCTATATTTACATAGACCGCCAATATCAATTGACTTCCGACAGTCTTTGTCGGCGTATTTGTGATTGGCGGCTTTTGGTTCAAACTGCTGGTTGCAGCCTTCTGCTTCGCATATTTTCATAAGGATTTATCAACTCCCATGGCAAGGATATCACATACCTGTCGTGAAATTGGGCAAACTTTCATTTTTTTCTCTGGATATTTTTTGCAAAATTTCTTTTCTTAGTGTGAGGCTTATTATTATAAGCCATCTCCCGCAATTTTTTACGGTGTTCATCAGATAATTTAATTCCTTCACGATGGATTGCACTATGCTCTTTATGGGAGCAAAGAAAAAGATTGTCTATTCGGTTATCAATTTTAATTTCATTGATATGATGTACGGTTTCCCAAGCCTGTAGAAACCTACCAAGATACTTTTCCATTACAAGTCGATGCTCATATGTATATCCACGAATATTTTTAGGATGATCTGGTTTTAGCACCCGGACATATCCTTTATCATCAATATACTTTCCACCGCGATAATTTGGACTACCCTCACCAGTTGGAGCCCTGTCATTCCATTTAACATCATTTCTTTGAGATGCCAATGTTGGTTTTCTCAGACAATGCCTCCAATGTCCTCAACATACATTTGCAACTCCCTAGTCCCAGATGAAGCTGGAACACTGTATGCTGGGGCATTTGCTGAACTTAATCCCTGGAATCTATTCACTGCTGCAAAGAATGATCTGTTTGTAAACCCAGCACCATCACTTGCAATTACAACAGAATGAGTGCCAGCACCAAATCTGCTGTCATATGAATTATTTCTGAGAGCAATATCGCTAATTGTTGCACCAGCACCGGCAGTTGCAACATTGATATAAGCAAAGATAGGCGGTGTAAATTCCGCAGAGTAGATCATTGTATTGACCCCGCCATGAGTGCCGTGATGCAGAGACACAACATAATAGGCATCCTCTGCTCCCTTTGCATCAACAACAAACCCCGTAAAGTTTAAAACGACACGGTAGTAACGATTCCCTTCAATTGAAACCCTTCTATCAGCACCACCAGTTCCAGTCTCATCTTTAAGCGCAATGATTTCATGCGTTGCAGAAAAGTCTGTGAAATTGCCACTACCAGAAGTAACAGATTTATACTTTTTAATACCTTGCGGCCGGTCATCAGTAGCCTCTTTAACCTGCTGGATATTTGTTGACATTTGCTGGAGGCGCTCCCCAGTAATTGGGCTACCGTCTGTCCATGAAACAACTGAATAGTTCTCGTATGCCATTTACCTATTATACCTCAATTTTTCTTCACTCTAATAACGGTATCCAAATATGAAGGACCATATTTAAAATACCAATGATCTGGTTCGCAATAAAAATAAAAAGCATATGCCACCATATTTGTTTCCGGTTCGGGAAAATCTTCCCTCCAGTGTTCTTGAGCATTACCATACATGAAAAGCGCTTCGTTTTCTTTAAGCCTATATGGTTTATTTTCAACCCATAAATCCCAAGGCTGTTTTTGAAACAGGCAATAATCTATTGTATACTCGCAAGCATTATCATCTTTGTGTTTCCACAACCTAGCCTTTTCAGTTTCATAAATAACTAAAAGATTCCATGATGGTTTTAATGTTTCACTTTTAAATTTTTCTTTTGCCATCGGAAGAAGAAGATTAGCCCCCTCATTTAAAACTTCTGTATTTGCCCACTGATATCTTCCAAAACCATCTGAATAGGCGGAGCCTTCGTTATTAATCCATAAATTAATAGCATACTTCTGTAAGGCACGAAAATAATATTGATCAAATACATTTTTAACAATAAATGGATCTTGAATTGTTTTTACCATTTCTGTAGTGGGCAAGAAGCATTTTGCAATTTAACTTTAGATGTCATAATACACCCGCACTCCCGGCATTGCTTTGTAAGTTTTATAAACCTATCGCAAGAAGAACAAATCTGTAGTCGCAACCCAGCAGTTTCCTCATTGATTTTTTTACCAGAAACAATATCCCACGGTCTCGTTTCGCCAATTTTCTTCTTGTACTCTGACCAAGCTGACATAATATTATCCAATATAACTTTCTTTCCACTCTCGCCACCAGAGCTTTTTACCTATTGATATTTTATCATATGAATTCCATGAAAATGGATGACCTGAGATATTTTGATAGTCGCCCATATTTATCCAATGATGTGTATTATTTTTTCTTTGATTTATATTTCTATGAATTAAACCAGAATATGTACTTCCTATAGTGCCAATAAAATCTTCTGAATTACACATGATTAACATGCATATTAAATCAAATGATAATTTACTTGCAATTGATAATTGTTTAAAATCAGACAAAAAATTATCTTTTATTATATTATCAATATAAACAACATCTCCATAATTTAATGCAATTTTTGAATCTAATTCATCAGTAGATACAGCTATTAAATTAGATGACTGTTTTAATTTAAAAATAGCAGAATCGTATTCTTCTTTTTTAACAGAATATATCATTGATTTAAAATCAGTCTGACGCAGATGAATCCCCGAAAATTTTCCTATTTGATCAGATATCATTTTTGCGAATTCAACATATTCTTTTTTGAATACAATTTTTCTTAATTTTCTATTAAAAGATTTTGTGCGATTAAAAAACATTATTGAATAATAAGAAAGATTGTTATTAAAATAATATGATTTGGATTGATCCAAAATCAATAAAGATCTCCCCTCTGCAAATTTGTCAATATCTTTATCACCTGAATCTACTTGAATAAACCTATCCATAAGATTTGAAATATTGATTTGATGACTAGATGGCGTTTTTATTAAATATTTTGAAAAATAAATTTTATCCCTGTTTGGGATTTCAATAAAATCTGTAATATAGTTATTTTTTTCTTCAAATGAATTTGAATAACTTGGTAGTTTTATTACCCCATGAATATTTATAATATCATTAATTAAGTATGATATACCGACCGCTAATTCTAAACTTATTAATTGATTAAATAACCCACCATTCCATAACCTATATGCGGTATTTTTATTTAATTTGATTTTATGCTCTCTCCAAGGCGAATTCATTATGGGGCAATAAAGTCATTTCCATCCCAAATCCAGCCTGGTATTACTTCAGGTCTGTTTGTAACATCAATTACAATTGGAGCACTTTGCAATCCCGCAGACCAAGATTGACTTCTCTGACCATCAATTTCGTCATCAAATTGAAGCTGCATAAAAACATCCCCTTCTGCAATAAAAACAAATCTTTTTAAAGCCATTATTCCTCCGTTTTAAACAAGTATATCATAGCAATTAACCAATACAAATATTATTCTCAAGACAAATAAATCCATCAGGGCACGGCGGATTGCATACTGGAGCGGTGGGTGTCGGAGCAACTGGTGTCGGAGCAACTGGAGTAGGCGCAACTGGTGTCGGAGCAACTGGAGTAGGCGCAACTGGTGTCGGAGCAACTGGAGTAGGCGCAACTGGAGTCGGAGCAACTGGTGTAGGCACTGGTGTTGGGGTAGGTACTGGTGTTGGAGTAGATCCACATTGTGATAAGCATATCTCTATATAGCCAGATCCAGTCCATAAGATGGCATATACATCTGTACCATCATATCTAAATGACCAAGCATAATTTGCATTGTCAAAATAGTTGGCTGTATTTGAATAATACACGCCATATCTTGCTAAATCTATTGCTAAAGTACCAGTTGTTGATCCAATTCTTGCTATATTAGTTGCTGTAACATCTTCCGCCTGCAAGTCATTATTACCAATCAATAATCCACCAGCTTCAATAGTTCCACCATTATCTGCACTTATTGTCATTGTTGCAAACCCATTTGCGGAAAGACCGACCAGATCTCCACCCACGATATCCCAATTTCCAATAGCTCCAGCTGTTGCTGTGACAATGCCAGTTACTTCAAGAGTATTATTAGAAAATGTAATCCGATTATCAGAATCAATACCAACTTGAAATATTCCAGGCTCCCAATAATTTAAGTTATCAATATAAATATTTGCAACTTGGACATCGCCATCAATTTGAACACCTGAACCTATATAAACATATCCATTAACTGTATCAATACCATCGCCCTGTCCACCAATTACAATCTCATCACTATTCCAATAATTATTGCCATCAATAAACAATGTATCTGCCTGAATTGCACCCCTAATTACTGAACTATCAAATACTGCATCGCCGGCCCATGTAATAGCCCAGCCAACTGTTCCGATACCAGTTATAATTCCATTTGATGCAATAGTTCCGTCAAAGTTGTTGCTAGATATAACCGTATTAACAAGCACTACATTTGCAGATAGTAGATCGGCAGTAATTGTTCCAGCAAGAATGTTGTTTGCAGTAATTGTATTTGCGGCAATTTCATTACCAGTAACACTACCTGCAATAATATGAGCATTACCGTTTACAATACCCGGTTGAAGCACGAGACCTGATGGCTCAAGAATTGAAGAGTTAACTGTTGAAATAATAAATTGTTTGAACCCGTTTTGATTTAATTCTTGTCGATAAACTCTATTTGGACCTCCAATATTCCCAAAATCAAAATCAAATATTGAGTATGCAGATGTGTCAATTAAAGATGAATTAACTCCGTCATGATTATGACCTCCGCCGGGAAAGAAATATATATTGGATTCATTCATAATTATGAAACCTGCCTAAGAACCATTTGCTGGGTAAAATTATTACCTATCGTTCTATTATATGATATCACCCAATAATCAGTATTTGTAATTCCAAGAGCTGTAAATGTTGTAATCCTTACCCGATCTCCAAGCTGAATTTTTGGCATTATTACACTCGTAATGTTTAAAATTGGCACTGGAATTTGTGTTTTAGAGATAATAAAATCAGCAATCTTTTGTGCATGAACAGCATCATTAATAAAGTTACTTTGAATTGTTATATCTTTAAGACCATATTTTTTAATACTTTCAGTAACGGATGCTGTCTGTGATTTAATGTCAGAATTTTGTTCTGAAATTTCAACCGGAATACCAGCAATTGATGTAGCGTATGGATAGCGCGTTTCACGATCTTCACCAGCAAGCATAACAATTTTTTCAACTGGAGCTGTATTTGCCGCAGCAATAATTAGCTCTGCGCCATAAGCATATGGAATGTATTTATGAATCTCAAGAAGATCTGGCTCATCTATTCTAATTGCTGTTATGAATGGGGTCTGAACATTAAATGCTGGCGCTTTCTGGAATGAGACATTAAAGTATTTAACCTCTCTGATCTTTGATGCATTTCCGTTATCAATGGAATGAGAAGTGGGGTTTGTTTGAAACTGCCCTCTTTCAAGATTATTAAATGAATTACCAGTTTTAGAATTATATTTAATTATTTCGCTACCGATCTTGATATATCCAGCGTTTGGAAATGGGATATCGCTGTTTGATGAATAATATGCAACATTTGCATTAGATGTAAGATTTGCAGAAAGAGTAACAGTGGTTATTGTCGTATCGTTTTCAACATTCCAAAGGGCTTGACGGGCATCTAATGCTTTCTGCAAACCAGATAGCGGAACATCAACTTTATTACACTGGAGCTGAACTGTGTAACTCCCATCAATAATATATGTTGAATCGCTTAGCGTTGTTTGGACATTTGCATGCTGATCAATTGATGTTTCAAAGAATCTGTAGAAGTGTTCATACTTGGCTTTACCCAGTTCATCAATATACAATCGACCAATATCCGCAAAGGTAATATCATCAATTATCTGTTTTAAGCTAGAGTTATTTCCATACAAAAATGCAAAGTTTGTTAATGGCTGAATCTGAGATTCCGAATACCTATCTTTAACTTGTTTTGTAGTTAAGAATTGATTATAAATTTGGAATTCATCAACTATGAAACTTCTAATTGTTGATGGGGCTACTTCACCAACATTCGCTGTGAATGACGCTCCACGGCCGCCTATTGTGATATCAGAAACAAATGCAATCGGAATCCCAGTCAAAACTGTATTTGATTTTAAATCACCGTTTACATAATAGTAAAGACTTGATCCATCAAATGTTGCGACAATATGGCTAAATACACTATTTGAAAGTGCTGTATTGGAAGACACCGTTTCAGTTGTAACAACAGAGTTTGCTAATGTTTTTATCTTAAATCCATTTGAAGAGCTGTTGTTAAAAAATTCAAAGCCGCTTGTTGGTGAACTATTAGCCCAAGTGCTAATATATTCACCATCGCTATCAAATGAGCCAGCATTAAACTTTCCATAAAATTCAACTGTCCATCTGCCAGTGTAGAGAGAAGAGTTTGAATTTGTAATGTTAATACTATCGTGCATCGGGATTCTAATATATGCATTAGACTCCAATAATACTGATCCATCTTTCGTTTCAGACACTAAACCAGTTGGCTGACTGAGTTTTGGATTATTTATATAAACACCGTTATTTCGCATATGATATGCATTGGCAACAGTAAGATCCTGTGAAGCATTTCTTGTTCCGATTGAATCAAATGTTGCTATTGTTGTGCATTCATTTGCAGTTACAATGGTATCAGAACCGGCTCCAACAACTTTATAAAGTGCAAGTCTAAAATTAGAAGATGCCCCACTGTTATAAGAATGATAAAACTCAATCCTTATTTTTCTTGGAACACCGGCTGTTAAATTGACCGTGCTACTTTGAAGTCTTGTATTTGATTCATAAGTATTCCACTTATTTAAAATAAGCGCATCATCAAGATATAGCCTTACTCCTCCGCCAGTAATATAAATAACTAAGTTTTGATTTCCACTTGCCAACGGAATATAATAGCCATCAATAACGCCATTATAATAATCTGAATAAACTGTTTCATTTGTCCCAGTAAAAGAATAATCTACCAATTGAACAGCATTTGAAGAGTTTGATGAAATATTTTTAGAAAGTGCAACAAATGATGGGCTAACAAATCTTGTCTCTCCAAGAGCCAAATCCATCTTTGTCAATTGTCGATCTAAAGCATCAGCCAATATATCTTTAACAGAAATGTCTTTTTTATTTGATGGCATTCCCCAAAATCTTGCCCGTAATCCATTAGATGGGATAATATCATTTCCGCTTCTATCAATAGTTTCTTCTTTAAATGAATAACTGGCTATTGCGCCTCTTTCAAGAGCGCCTTGAGAATATGTGCTTAATTTTTCAATATCTGCTTGAGGGAAGTTTGATCTCATCAATAGATTTTTTACTGCATCTCCGACATACGAATTCTGTAAAAGAAAACCATATTTGATTGTTTTTTCAACCAAATACTTAGTCCAATCCTGCATCGTTGCTCCAACCGTCATGGATGATGAAGCAGTATTCCATTCATCAATATAATATGTTCCATTTTTTACATATTCATACACTTCAAACTTTACAGAAGATAGTGAGCTGTGAGATGTAGCCGTTGTCCCAGCATAACCGCGTTCAACAACATTTAATGTATCTGGGAGCGTTACACCAGAGCACAAGATAAGTTCCTCAGATTGAGTTCCCTTATCTAAAATAACAACAAAATAATTTCCAGCGCCGCCAGATGGGAATACCGTAGTGTCATTAACTATTAAACTAGTTGTTGTTGAATTTGCATTTGCTGTTAAGAATGTATCAAGATAAACATTATCTATGTAATCATCAGATGGCTTTTTAATTCTCCAACCTGAATAGATATCAACTTTTAACTCTTTTTTAAGATACTTGCCATAATCTGAATTATTATCAAAGATATTGAACTTTTTAGTTGTATTATCAAATTCGACAGATGCAGTCCCCATCTCACTGCCGCCAATCGGCAGACTTGTCTCATGCACATCCCTAGTCCTATTGAGCGACATTGAAATTACATAATCGCTCATATCTTCTTCATACAGTGGAACAACTTCTTGTATCCGTGCATTATCTGACGGGTTGCGAGTGCTATGAGCAACAACTCTTATTTTTGCTATATTTTGTGTAGATAAAGCAGGTGATAAAATGTGTTCTTTATAATATGTATTTAATGGAATTAAATCGCTAAAAGATACAACAACATTATTGGATGCATCATAAGCGTAAATTGTATAATTTGCTATTCTTCCATAATATTCAGATGTAACAATCTTTATCTTATTTACTTTTCTAGCTGTAAATGTAGCTTCAATATATGGATCTGTAATAAATCCATATCCTGTATATGTTCCATGCAAAGAAGCGTTGCTTTGACTACCAGACCACCACCCAAACTCTAAATTGCCGCCAACCTGTGTATTTGCAAGATCTGTCGTTATTAAAGATGGCATGGTGTACCAAGTGCCATCTGCCTTTATAACATCGCCATCCTTGTCCTTAGCGCCTGCTACACCCCATGTAAACGATTGCCTTTCAATGCCATTAAAAGCCTCAGAAGCTGAGAAGTAGAACCCAATTTCGGGGTATGAAGTATTAGCATGAGCGCTGTTAGTCGTCACAGCAAGATTATCAAGATGGCGACTATCTAACCAAGTCACTACTACTTTTGGCTTAATCTTTTGCGCCTTAGCCGCAATAGCGGTATTAAAGTCTGATGACAGGTCTTTATTGTATTGATCAACTGTAATCATCAGACCTCCTCAAGTGAAAGTGAGCAATCAAAATAGTATACATCATCAACCAAGTCTCTTCTTATAAGATTCTCAGAATAATTAGTTATAAAAACATCTACATTTTCTTCTGTATATGGCGTTGTACCGTTTTCATCTTGCTTAACTATTGTAAGCGTATGAACATCTCCATCTTTTGATTTTTTCTTAATAAAATTACGAGATGCTCTTAAGTCAACTGTTTTAGTTTCATAATTTGGTATAAATCGCCACTGAAGATTAAAGACTCTTTTACCGCCTGCTAAAGATGCAGTATTTTTATAATACCTTGATGTATCACCCTGCCAGTTGTTATTTTCTATATATATCGGAGCAACTGCAACATCAAGCTGTCTATTTTGATTTGTAAGAGGTATACCATCAAGCATTAGAAGTGTTCTAATAAGGCTAAAGTCTGCAGTAATTGAATCACTAAACCTTATTGCTTGAGCAATAATATTTGTATTACTGAATATTGTAATTTTTGCAGAAACAAGAATGATATCCCCAGCTACTGTAAGATTTACATTGCCGCTCATTGAAGAGCTTATAAATTTAATTAATCTGCCTAGAGCTGTAAGATTTGATGTTACAGATATTGAAGAAATTCCAAAGGCAGTCTTTGAAATTGCCGCTGTGAGATTAGAATCCCCAGTTGCAGATACCGATGCCAAAGCTATCTTGAATATAGAAACTGAAGCATTTGAATTTGCTTGGATCGCAGATTGAGCAAATGCAATCTTTGCTCCAGCAACTGTAAGATTTGATGTTGCAGATATTGAACATTCCGCAAGTTTTACTCTTGTTCCAAGAGTTAATGTAGCTCCATCGCAAACTATGTTTGCCGAAGCATACGCAATCTTTACTATTGATATAGAAGTATTTGAATTGGCATCAATTTGTGATGAAACAAATGCAATCTTTTGTGATTGAACAACAACATTTGATTCAATCTGAATTGAGGCGGCAATTGCTCGATAATCATCTGGGGTAAAGAAATCTATACCGCTAGAAAATGGATCAGAAAAGCTAAAGATGCTATTAGACGACATATTTATGCCTCAACCAGAGTCATATTGACATTATAATAAGCACATTGATTTGGAATATCCCGGCGAATCAATGTCTCAGAATAAGAATCAATATAAACATTTGTATTATAAAAAGACTCAGATGGGTCAAGCTTTATTGATAATGGTAGACTTGATGGCGTTCGTGCTAATTGAAGCAAATAATCTCTTGCCTTTCTACCATCAATAGTTTTCTCATGAGAATTTGGCAAATATTGAAAAGATAGGCTGTATGAATATTTATTGTTTTTAATAAATCTTCTTTTATTCCCATTAGCAAGTTCTGAGGAAACAGAATTAATTCTAAATCCTCCATCAAATACACGACCATGTTCAGTAATTTCTTGTCCATTTATGACAATCAAATGAGTAATTCCTGGCTGTTGATTTTGTATCGTCATTACAATCCCTGATTAATACCGCTGTAACTTGTGAATGTTCTGGATTCAAGACCGGCCGCTTTTTGATTTCTAGGGACAACATTCACATTGTATTCTTTCATCATTGACTTGAACCATTCTTCTTGACCAATAAAGTTTTCAACCTGAATATTAACAGTGCTTACACTATTTACAGAAACGCCATTAACTGGTGGGGTTGAAGACCTAGGAGTGCTAAATCTTGAAGGAACATATCCACCCATTTTATACTTAGGTAGACTATAGTTATTTAATTTTGTTAATGTAGCAACTCCAAGTCTTTTAACAGCTGCGGCATTAAGGACAAACTCTCCGCCATGTAAAATTGCAGGAATTTCTCTTGTAGTCGGAGCATTTAAGTAACCACCAGTTTGCATTCTTGCCATTAATGCTGCTCTTCTTGCCGCATCTGCTGTTGGGAATCTAATTCCAGTCCCAGTTGGAGCTGGCCCCATAATAGTTGTTATTCCAGAAGTTCTTGTGGGCATTGCACCATATGGGGTGACAACATATCCACCAGTTCCAGCACCACCACCAGCTCCAGAACCAGCAGCATCCTTTGCAGCGTCTGCAGCAGCGTCAATGGCTGCCTTTAATTCAATCCATTTCTTAATTGCAGGATCCAACAATCCAAGCATCTTATTGCGAAGATCCTCATTATATTTAAGAGTCTTTTCAAATTCACGTTTAATAGTTTCATTGCCATCAGCAATTGCATCTGCAAATACTTTTGTTGGATCTGAATCTGCGAACGCTTTTTCAAATGGTGTAATAAATGCTGTTTTTACTTCAGAAAGTAATGTTGTAAATATACCAAGAACTTCTGTCTTGAATGTACCTGTTTCGCCTCTAATACCACCAGTTATTTCACCATATTTTTCAATAATTTCGGGAGCTGATGTTTCAAATTTGCCGCCAATATCAACAAGCATTCCAAGCGTAATTCCAATGACAGAATCAGACATCTGCTTGGTAACGCCAAGGAATGTGTTATCTGCTTCTGATCCAAGACCGTATTTAGCTTGAGCAAGACCAACTAATTCATCAAGAGGTCCAGCAAATGCACCAAGGGCTTTTCCGAAATCATCAACAGTATTTGGCATACGCTCAGCAATTGTTGTGCTAAATTTCTCAAACATCTTTCCGAATTCAAGATTATTATTATCAGCATATTGCGTTGAAAGATTTCTCAATTCCATTAACTGAGCTTCATATTGCTCTATTGTGACTGGAGCAATTCTAGTAATATGTTCTGCGGCATCTTGGAATTTCTCCATTGATTCATCAAAGAATCGGCCAGCCAATTCACGGGCTTCATTGATTGCTTCTCTAAGCGCTTCAAGGTTTTCTTTTGCTAAGTCTTTTCTTCTTGATTCATCTAATGATGCCAACTCTTGGTTTGATTCCCTAGCAGCATTGATTTCATCCAGATCCATAAGTCTTGCATCGTCAATACGACCTTCATAAATAGCCAATGCGCGATTTCTTACATATTGTTGCTGTCTCAAAGAAGCATCATCAATAATCTTTCTACGATTTACTTCATACTCTTTCTTTCTAGTAAGTGATTCTTCTGCCTGCTCAAGCTTCATCAGTGTTCTAATCTGAATATCAAAAACCTTCAGCGCGGATTCTTTTTGCTTATTTAGAGCCTTAGTTGATTCAGAAACAAACTTCTTTATTGCCTGAGAGAAGCGGTCTACAACGAAATCATAAAGTCTTTGAGCAGCGTCTTCTAATCCCTCTTTAATTTTATTTTTAATTTTATCCATTGCATCTTCAACACCATCTGTGTTTCCAAGAGCATTTGTAATAGCTTCATTACCGGCTTTGCCAAATTTTGTAGCTTCTGTTTTTACGCTTGGGATACCTAAAGTAATTGCATTTGTTGATTTTTTAACTCCAAGAGATGCTGCCTTATCAAGACCTTTTGTAACTACATTTCCAACACCTTGCATTGCTTTTGTAGCAAAGTTGCCTATACCCTGTATAGCGCTCTTACCAATATCAAACACTTTACCAACAATTGGAATTTTAGAAAATGCATCAAGAACTTTACTAATAGCAGTAACAATAACTTTAACAATACCTACACCCATCCCGATGAATAGATTGATAACCCCTTTAGCAACTGAAGCAACGCCAGCAATTAGGAATTTAAATGCATCACCCCAATTGCCTTTGAAAATACTGACGACTGCCATAACGATGTTTATAATTCCATACATGTATGGCTGAATGACTCCGATAACAAATTGCTTAATCAGGCCAGCAACAAATTCAACTGCTTTTGATATCCCAATAAATATATTTGCAATTCCAGAACCAGCGGCTTTTGCACCATCACTACCACGACCAAACTGTGCAAAAAGATCCTGAACCGGTCTAATAACTTCCGATATTGCATCTTTAATAAGATTAAATGCCTTCTTTAATGAATCCCAAGCTGCAGTTGCTCCTCTAATCTTATCCATGTTTTTAATAACAAGGAATACAACAGCAGCAATACCTGCAATGACTGCCCCCACACCGCTAAATAGTAATGCCATTTTAAATATTTTTGCTGAAACTGTTGCTAATTTAAATCCTTGAGCTAAACCACCAATACCCGCTTTTAATTTTCCAAAGATAGTTACCTTACCGCCAAGACCTTCTACTTGTCGAATATAAGCTTCAATTGAACCTGTAGCTGATTGCCATGCTTTTGATTGACCAAATATTGATGATATACCAACACCTGCCGCTTGAGCAATACCAGCGCCTGTTGATGGAGCGCCAGCAGCAGTGGTTCTCATTGCTGAAATAAGACCTCTTGCTCTGCCAGCCCCTTCTTTAGCAACATCCATTCCAATACCTGCACGAGCAATAACACCGCGAATACCACCACGAGCAACACCTAGAGCTCTTCTTTCTGAAATCTCACGACCTCTTCTAAAGAACCGTGTTGCACTTGTATCGCTAAAATCTTGAGTAATTCCGGCTCTTTCAAGGAATGGCTGTCTACGCATTTGAGTAAATAATTGAGCAACTGGATCTTTTGGACTTATAAAACCCTTGGGTCCCGGAATTACTCCAGTAGCGAATGGTGTGACCCCTTTTTGTATTAATTCTTGCGCAGTCAATATTTGAAGGGCTCTTCCGGCATCTGGGCTAAGAATTGGTCTACTTAAACCAGTTTTACTTGGAACTCCAAATTGAGTACCTGCGCCCTTTGCTCTAGCCCCTAAAGCAAATTGTTTCTTTGCAGCGTCTACCGCTCTTTGAGGCAGTTTCATTGCGGCAGCAAAAGGATCAACGCCAGCCGCAGCCCCAGTTATTGGCTTTAAAGCGCTTGCAGTTTTAGTCTTAGAAATATAATTTTCATAAAACTTATTTATAGAATCTTTTGCCAAAATCGCACTTCTTCCAAGACCAACAAAACTACCATCAAGATTTTTTAACTTGGGAAAGAATCTTGCAATTCCCAAACCGACTTTACCAACGACTGCTTGAAATGTACCCATTGCGAGAATAATTGGACCAAGGCTTGCTAAGAAGCTTCCAACTGCAAGAATTAAGCCAAGAATTCTTTGCCTTGTTTGCTCAAAGGCTGGGGACATCCATGTGTTGTACATACCCACAACTTTTTCTGAGATTTTTTCAATTGTTGGAGCTAATCTTGCAATTAAATCAGCTGCAAATAGTCTGAATGCATTTTTAATTTTTTCAATACTAGCGGCCGTAGTTAAAAGGGATCTTTGCAATTCAGCGTCTGCTAATTGAGCAGCATTAGCGCCGCCAGCAAGCTGAATCATTAATGCTCTACCAGCCTCTGATTTAACTTCTGAAATAATATCTATGCCTTCGGCTTGCTTCTTTTTGACAACAAATTCGCCAACTGCGTCTCGCATAAATTTGGCATTTTCAATATCTTGTTTTTTAATTACTAATTCTTTTCCAGCCTCAATTTCAATTATTTGACCAGCAGTAGCTGTTGCAATTCTTGCAACATTTCCAATGTCTTTAAATGATCTTATTGTTTTTGGAACAATTGTGTTATTAAAATTAACAAAACTTTTAGCAGCATTTTCTGCAACAGCAACCAGCTGCACTTCAGCAGATGCTGTTGCTGGAGGGACTTCTCCTAAGTAACCAGCTGTTTTTTCTAACTCTTCATTAAATGCATTAAGCTGCTCAATAGCCAAATACATTCTTGGGCCTTGGCGTTTTTCAAACAAATCAGACATCAATCTAAGAGCGCCTTCTGGACCTGCTTTTGAACGGAGAACCGTTCTAAACATTTTAACTGTTGCATCTAATCCAATAAGACCAGTTTTTGTAGAAAGTGTAAAATCATTTTGAGCATCACCAAGAACGCCATACTCTTTGGCAAGTTTATTAATCATGTCAGAGTTTTGTTTAGTTGGAGCTAATAATCTCTGGAGTGATACTTTAATTGAGTTTGAAGATGCTCCGATATCAAGACCGGCAGCTTTCATTGGAGCAAGTAGTGCGGCGGCTTCTGTCATTGATATACCAAAGCTTGTAGCCATTGAACCAACTTCTGGCAAGGCATCGCCAAGGTCTCTTAATGTCAAAGCAGTGGCGTTTTCAATTGCATTGAACAAATACATTTGCGCTCTTGCAGCTTCAATAGCCCTTGTCTCTCTTTCTCTAGCAGTTGTAAGACCAGTTAATGCTTTATTAGCATCTAATGCTCTTTTTGATTGGAAGTAAAGTGCTTGAGTAAGATCTTGAGCGCCTTTGATATCCATCGTGCCAAGTTTTTCCAATTGCAGCGTTATCTCCGTAAGAGATGCAATATTATCTTGAGAAGTAATACCTAATTCCGCAAAGTCTGCGCCGATAGATACGACCATTTGTTTGGCAACACCAAAAGTCAAAGACATTTGTGTTAATACAGTATTAAGATCATTAAAGTTTTTAACAAATAATTTTGCATTTTCAATATCTTGCGGCCTTATCAAATCTCCAAATGCTGCATCTCTTACACCTGTAATTTTTTGCGCAGCAATATCAAGTGTCGGAGCAACATTCTCAACAACCTTTGTTAATCTTGTTAATTGAACATCGACTTCTTTAAATGTCTGTAATCCGGTTCTGGCAAAAGTTGCAAGCGGTAGTGTTAAGTTAATTAACAAGCTTCTACCGACGAACTGCGCATCTTTACCAAGTTTTGACATTCTCAAAGAAATGTTTTGGAAATCAGAGCCGATAGCTCTTAACCTCATGCCTCTAAATGTTTTAGAAAATCCTTGCAATTCTCTTGTTGTTAATCCAATAGAGCGACCAAGAGCAGTACTTTCTCTACCAGCTAGAGTATATGCATTTCTTAATGTGGATAAATCAGCCGTAATTCTTCTTTGCTCAGCACTTAAAACTCTTTGATTTTGAATCAATCCCTTAATTGATTTAGCATGCTGATCTACACCACGGGATGTAATTCCAAGAGCCTTATTGACAGCCCTTGTCTGGGCATCCATTTTGGACATTGGCACATTAATGCCGCGTAATGTATTAGTAAGATTTCTAAGAGAGGCGCTAAGATTGCCGACCTGTTGTACGCCTTGCGTATGTACTTGTATTATGATATCGACATCAGACATATTTCACCATCTTAATTATTGCACTTGATGTCAAAAAAAGCAATAAAATCATTGATTTTGTTGAGGCGCTGACTCGTATCCTAAGGATAGACCAGTTGCTGCGAAGTTGGGAAGGTCATGCATTCGCATAACTCTGTCATCTTTTGCTACAGCCGACACATCATACCAATCTTCCTCAAAATCAACACCTTCAGCGCCTTGCGAATAAGCAAGTGCTTTTAACTGTTGCATAAATTGATGACTGCATGCGCGATGCAAGAGAAATAGTTCACGCAATATAAGAGATTCTTCTAACTGCTCTAAACTTGCCCAAGCGCCAACTCTGACAAAAACTTCAGATTCGTATTTGAGGAGAGGTAGTTCTTCCCAAGCTAGGTCTTCACCTAGCTCGCCACCTTCTCCATTTACAAGTTTGGGTCGTTATTACCCATTGCGGCAGCCATGACCTGAGCAAATGTTGCAAGATCAAGGACTTCTTCCAGAGCATCTCTGTCTGCTGCCAATTCAGGGTCTGCCTTCTTTAAGGCAATAGAAGCGGCAGTGACCATCTTATCAATATCTTCATCGGTCATTCCACCTTCTTCCGCATTCTGCTTCATTCCATTTGCAACCTTCATAAACTCACGAAGGTTCTTGATTGTCAATGGCTTAACCACTCGCTTCTTTCCATCAGCGAAGAGGATTTCCTTACCATTAAACAGATCATCATTTGTTGCCATATTTTAATTTGTCTCCTATGTTTTGGGGATGAAAAATCCCGGCGTTTTCAGTATACCATACCGATCCCGCCGGGATATTCAGATTAAAGACTTTTAAATCTTAAAATCACACTTGGTCAATGATCTTGCCGTACTCGTAACCAGCATCTGCCGTAACCGGCAAAATACGGAACGAAACCTCAAACATCGAGGCCTCGGCTCGCTTCATTGACAGCATTGACGATGTGAACGACACTGCTCGCTTTGTGTTGAACTTGCGTGTCTTCGTCACCGATGCCGTAGAGCCAGGTGCATTACCTGTGATTTGCAGAGCGTACTCAAACGGATAAACCGACTGCGTACCGAAAAGCAAAGTCTTGGTGTTTGCACCATCATTGTTTGAAATGATGTCTGCACCATCTGTTGCGTTGTCATAGCTCCATGCTGTAGCAAGGTTGTTCAGTGTTGCCTCAGCAAGTGTGGTCTTAACCATCACTTTAACCTTGGACTGAATAACCTTAGCTGCATCGCCATACTGGTCGATCTCAATGTCAACCATGTCAGGCTCCCACGAAATCTCAACACCGCCGTTTGTTGCACCCACATCTGTAAGGCTGTCAAAGTCAGCGTTTGTCATTGCTGTGTTAGAAGCACCAGTCTTAATTGTTGCCTCACCCACGACAATGTTAGAAACTGAAACTGCCATGTTATTTCCTCCTATAATTTATTCTAGGACAAATATTTTTTTGCCCTTCCTGTCGCGCCATTTTGAAATTACTTTAACGTGCTCAGGGTTTATTTCATCAGAGCGGCGACCGATTCCTCGACCTTTTTGCCACTCAAACTCATAAATCTTTTTGCCTATATTGACAACATATCCTGAAGTCTTTCCTATATAGGTAATAACAGTATACTCCATATACTTTTATAATACCATATTTTAAGAGGCACTTACCGAATATATGGAAAAATCAAGGTCCATTTGATACCAGCCTTCTTTTTCAAGAGGCTCTATAAAGTTAGAAGATGCTAAATAAGTTGATAGAACTCTAACATTTGAACTTGGGACATTCCCTTGTATTTGATCGGCTATACCAAGCAATTCAATAATTCTTTCACCTATTTGAAAAAGCCTATCAACATCGCTATCATAAATAGAATATTTAACAGCATCATACCTATTCCAGTAAGCTTCTACTGAAGGTATAAATGGGTAGTAAAAATAGACAACAAATGGAGCCGCCTCATTTCCATAACCATGTGCCGGGAAGAAGCTCATTGTTTTGCCAGCGATATTGGCAAGCGTTGCATCATCTTTTAAATATTGATTAATATCATATACACTAATTGGCATAAACTATCCTACAATCTGCGCTGGGGCATCAAGGGTAGGCCTCACAACCCCGCCTCTAGGTCCAAAGCCTTGTAGGTTAAGACCCCTTCTAAGATTTCTCAAAGTAATTTCCTTGAGCATCCTCTTAACCTCGTCTTTATGAGATCTAACTGCACCCATACGAACTTTTACCAAATATGGCGGATACCCCTTGTTAACGCTTTCTGGTCTTATCTTCATAAATGTCTTTGATTGAGAAAAAATAATTTTACCGGCTCTTCTTCCCGTTAAGAAAATAGATGCACCCATTCCTCTGTCATATCCATGCTTACCAGTTCTATAAGATTTTTGCGGAGACGCTTTAATGGTTGCACCGACTGGACCGAACCCTTCAACTGAGACAACAATATATTTTGCAGGTCTGCCAAGCTGTGGAAGTTTTGCCTTTGCTTCCTTTTTTGCTTTTTCCATAGCAGCAGAACGAGCAGCAGCAATTCTATTAGGAAGAGTTTCTGTATAAATAGAAGCAATATCTAGCTCTAATGCTGCGTTTTTATTAATTCTAATACTAAGCATTTTCTACCACCACTCTACCAACTAATTGCACATGTCTAATTTTACCATTGAAACCTGGTTGCTTAACAATATTAACAATTTCAATTGGACCGCTATATACAGCATTACCATATCTATCTACAATGTTTTGAATTCTATTATCGTATGTAATATGCTCAGCATCACGATAAGAAACATAAAATTGATACTCATCAATGTTATCAGTATAAGGACTAACTCTTCGCTCAGATGAAATAGGCTGAAAGAAAGTCTTTATTGTTGCCGACTTTGAATAAGTAACAGTTCTCTGCCCAGCAACACTGGTTGTAATTGTTTTGGTATAAATATCCATTTTATGAGGAAGTTTAAGAAAAATCCCGTTAGACATTTAGACCACATAATCCATCACAAACAATGTGTAATCCATAAGCAATACATCTGCATCAATATTGCCCGTAGATTCATAGAATGAAGACTTTGTTGTATAGCTAATAGTATCCATGTCTACGGAAACAACACCGTGTCTGCGCAATTCAGAATCATCAGTCATAATATCAACTAGCAAAAGATCTGCTGCTTGCTCAATATTATTGGGAACAAACTGCCATCCAAAATCGCCTTCAATTTTAAAGTCATCATCCTCACTAAATCTAGATTCATAAATTCTTGTCTGAGTTTTATCAAGATAAGACTTTTTAAATTGGATATAATAACTGCTCTGAAAATTATGAGGCTCCCTAGACTTTTCAATATTATTTACAGTTGCATCTGTTGAATCATGAAGAACTTCCTCGTCTTCATCTCCAACATTTACAGTGACTTTTCTTAATGTGCTAATTGGAAATGGCAAATGAATAGTTTTTTTGCCGCTTCCCTGAAGGAGCATATACTTGTTTGGATAATAATCAAATGATTGACCGCAAAATGTATTAATTATATTACGAACTCTTTTTTCCATGTTATTGAATTGATCATAATAGTCTGATTCAAGTTCTGGGTGATTTTCAAAGAATGTATCAATATTTGCATATGGTGTATAAACATTAATATACTGAGATTGTGTATAACTTGTTCCGGACACAGTGTAGGTAAAATCAGCTCTGTGACGACCTGCGCTATTTAATACATAGATACCTGATGCCTGCTGACCATAAGTAATTGTGTACACCCCAGCGCTTGATCGCGTTGCATTTGTTGGTCCAGAAACTAATGAACCAAATTCATGATAGAGGCTTACAGAAACAACATTACTTTCAGGGTCGCTCGGAAGTGTCAATGTAAGAGTTTTGCTTGTATTGATTTTGACATCATCCATAATATTCAATTGTACCAGAAATCAGGTTCTAACCCTTAAAAGACTTGCATCGCAACAGACACTTCTAGATCATTTAAATCGTTACCAACATCACTGACATTAAATGTTCCACTGATATCAAAAGAAACAATTGTGTTGCTAGAATCTTTGTAGAACAATAGACCATCGGCATAGTTGATTGCCAATTCACCGTATTCAAGATCTGTCGGCGCTGAGCTTGATGTGCCGGATCTTTTAATTTTTACAATATTAGCCATTGTTGGCTCCTTTTAGAAAGTACCGCCATCAACAGTAACATTATCCAAGTTTGTTCCGCTCAAGACTGTTGTGTTATTAATCTTGAAAACTTTTCCAGAAGCAAGATCAAAATGCTCCGATGATGTCCAAGCGTCTGTTGCATCAATCCAATTCAATGTCTTTGTTGTTGCACCAAGAATTGAAATACCAGCGCCATCGGCTGTTGTATCGTCTGGAGAGGCAACATTAGCAAGTACAACATTCTTATCCTCAACAACAAGTGTTGCTGTATTAAGAGTTGTTGTATTGCCTTGAACTGTGAGATCTCCAGTGACTGTTAAACTATCTGAAATAGTAACATTTGCTGGAAGGCTTAATGTAACAGCACCAGCAGATGCACTGACAGCAATTTGATTTGCTGTTCCAGTAAGCGATGTAACAGTCGCTGTTGAAAGATCGCTGACTTGCGACCCTGTAATAGAGATTGTTGAGTTGCTGGCTGCTGTAAGGCGACCTTGTGCATCAACTGTAAAGGTTGCAACAGTCCCTGCACCACCATAGCTTGCGGCAGTAACTGCTGTATTATCAAGATTAATTGTAACTGTGTCTGTAGCACCAGCAACAGATGAAAGACCTGTTCCACCAGAAATTGTAAAAGTATCAGCACCTGTTGTAATCGTTTGTGGTGTACCTCCATCACCAGCAACAGTGAATGTGGTAGCAACATTTGCAATAGAATTTGCAATTTCGCTATCGACATATGCTTTTGTTGTAGCATGAGTGTTTGCAGATGGAGTTGGTACAATAACTACACCAGAGAATGTTTTATTTCCGCTTACTGTCTGCTCAGTAGTCAATGTTGCAAAAGCACCGGAGCCACCAATTGCCAAAATTTGTGTTGCTGTACCATCAACGCCGCCAGTTCCTTCACCGTAGTAAAGAACATCATCCTGTTCGTTAAATGCTAATTCTGCATTCTCAAGACTTGCTGGAGCTCCAGCAGCGCCACCAGCAGCTCTTCTTTTAATTCTAATCTTATTAGCCATTAATAATTTCCTCCATCAAGCAACAAAGTTGCTGCACTATGTACATGGTCAGCTCGAGCTGCCAGATTACTTATCCCCGCACTTGCTGTTCTTGCGATTTCAGCAGGAGCGGTATTACTTAAACTTAAACTTGCTAAATTAATTGTACCACTAGTTTGTGTTAAAACAGTAGTATCTGTTGTTATGGAGACATTTGAGGCTTGTGTAGTTGTAAGCTGTAGAGTCGTGATATCGGCCATTACCTAGTAACCTCGCCAGTTACCGTTGCATTTCCTGTTAAAATAGTGGTAATTGTTTGACCGTTAATTTCTTGAAAATCATATACATATACCCCGGCTCTTAAATTAGCTGTCAATTCTGGGGTAACTGTAAATACCACAACCCCATTGGCTCCGTCTGTAATTTCGGCAGTAAAATTGGCAGCAACAATATCAGAAGATCTTCTTTTTCTAATTTGACCAGAGTATGTTCTAGAGCTGATATCAATTACAACATTAGCATTGTTTTTTAAAACAAGCTGATGCGCATATGTATCACCTTGATAAATATCAATATTTCTAGTTGCTGGCATAATATCTCCTATAAGATATTAGCAATAATTGGTTACGAGAGCAAGGCTGTCCAAGTAGCTGTATCAACATCTCCTGTTGCGGGGAGCCCAACTTTTGCTTGGAACTCTTTAACAGCTGCTTGTGTTTTTGGTCCAAAATCTCCATCTTGTAAGCAATTAATTCCGTGTTTTGTCAAACGCCTTTGCAATCTTTTAACTGCTGGACCTTTATAATCTTTTGTAAGATGCGGAAGTGATGCTGGATCAACTTTTGGACCATCATCAGATGCTGATTTTGCTGGCTGTTGCGTAACAGGCTGAGCCGCTGGTTGCGGAGCAGGTTGATCACCTCTTTTAGCAACATATTCAACAACAGCAGCAGGTGGATTATCACCTTCTGTATACCGCAAATGCCATGGTTCTTCTGGCACAACTTCCCAGCTAAAACCAAACTTACGAACATTATCAATAAGCCAATTTAATCTCTTTGGCTCAGCAGCTGTATGGACATCGACGGCCAATCCGCTATTATGCTGAGATGTACCAGGTGCAGCAAGACTTGCTAACTTTGGTGATTTCTTGTACCACTTAACACCTTCAAAAGTTCTTGTTGAGGCACCGGGGATTGGCTCTTTCTGATATCTTTGCTTAAAAGCAGTTAGTTGGGATTCAAAAGAGCGATATGTATCACCAGAAGAAACCGGCTTTAATTCAACGCCATCAGCCTTTGCAGCTTCAACCATTGCTTCCCATGCATCTGCTGCCCTCCAATGCAATTTGCCGCCGCCCTTAAGCGGCTTTAAAAGCTTCTCTGGCAACTTGCCGGGTGCAATCCCCTTCAAATCTGCTGGTTGTTTTACTGGGACAACAATATTCCACTTAACACTCATTTTAGAACTCCTCCTCATCTTCTTTCTTTGCTTTCTTATCGACTTTACTGAAGACCTGATTGATTTCATCAACACTAAGTTTACCATCATCTAAGAATGCACGTGACAATCCTTCAATAACAGTAGCAACGCCAGCAATCCCAGCCATAAAAACCGCCTTCCAGACTGGAACGCCAGCGATTGTACCCGCCCCGATGACTCCTAGCCCCGAGGCAGAAAAGGTCGCCAATATACGAAGGCAAATATTTTTGACCTGATCCATGCTTATGCCTTCTTCTTAGTAGCGGGCTTTTCCGCAGGCTTCTTTGCTAAGAAAGAAGCAACTGTAGGATCGCCAACCTTTGTTGATAACCATGCAAGACCATAAGCAATTGCAGGTGTTAATACCGCAACCAACTCACCGTCAAGATTTAGCTGAACTGTAGCCAGCCAGACCCAAACGCCGAGCGCGCCTCCTTTAACTGCTTGATCTAAGTTTTGTGACTTAGTAGACATGATCACCTCCCTGCCCCAACGGGCATAAGATAATTATACATCATAGGTTATTCCATGTCATTCTTTAATATTTCATTTAAATAATGAACAAATAAGGCAATCAATGTAGCAATTCCAGCAAGTCTTTGAGTTGTACCAGATAGCGTAATATAAACAACAAAGCTACCAGCTAATGTAAAAGCTAATCCGGCTGTAATATCCCAAAGTTTTTTACCAAAACCAAACCAGTTAAATTTCTTCATTTCAATTCCCTCCTTTATATAATACTTGTAAATGCTATTTTTAGCATAATCATTATCATCTTCATCTTCAGGACCAGCAATTTCACCAGCCGCTTCACCAACCTCTTCTTCTTTTCTTGAACGGGCTTCGCCAGAATTACCGCCTCCGCCAGAACCTCCACCAGAGCCGCCTCCACTTGAGCCTCCAGATGGAGCACTTGGTGCAGCAGGTGCAGCACCAACAGTTATTGTTGCCAATGCCGCAGCAGCGGCAATAACAGACTTTCTTGTTCCAACATCAACACTTGATCCTGCTGGAACATATTCATCAAAGCCGCCGCCATAAACATTTATTTCTTCTTCCAGAGCTTCTTTAATTTCATCCTCTTGTTCATTTAAAGTTTCAACAAGTTGCTCAACCTGTTCATCTGAGAGTTCTTCAACATCAATGGCCGCAAAGACTTCTTTTAATTGCTCTTGGGGTGCAGATGCCAAATCGCTATTTAAAACCGCCGCAACCGCTTCCTGAGCGCTCTGAGGCGGTGTTTCGGGCAGCGGGGCAAGGGTTGTTTGTGTCGGGGCTACTGTTGTTGTCGTTGTAGGGGCAATAGTTATTGTAGTACTTGTAGTTGTTGTAGGTGGAATTGTAGTCGTTGTAGTACTTGTTGTAGATGTTGTTGTACTAGTTGTTGTAGTTGGAGCAAGTGTTGTTGTTGTACTAGTTGTTGTAGTTGGAGCAAGTGTTGTTGTTGTACTTGTAGTTGTAGTCTCAGGTACTGTTGTAGTTGTTGTAGTTTCAGGTACAGTCGTTGTAGTAGTCGTTGTACTTGTAGTAGTCGTTGGAGCCTGTGTAGTTGTTGTAGTTTGAGGCGGCGGGGCTTGCGTTGTTGTCGTTGTTGGTGGAAGAGTAGTTGTCGTTGTAGTCGTTGTGGCAGGTGGCACATATACAGTTGTTGTAGTAGTCTGGGGTGGAGATGTTGTTGTGGTACTGGTTGAAGATGTTGTTGGCGGGATGGTCGTTGTGGAGGTCGTTGAAGAAGTCGTTGAAGTTGTTTGAGGAGCAATTGTAGTTGTAGTTGTTGCTACTGGGTAGTCAATGACAATTGAAACTTCCTCTGTAAAGTTTGAATAGTAGCGAGAGGTGTCATTGTCTGATCTGACCCGGAATCTCCATGTTGAGCCAGATTCAACGCCAAAAAAGTCAAGGGCAAAATATTCTTTATTAAATTCGTAATAGGTATTCAACGCATTGGCATCGCCAACATTGCCTGTTGCAACTCCCCACCCAGCAACATCGCCAGTTGTAAAACCTATTGCATAGCGTTCCGGTTGATAGGTTCCACAACTTGGCGCATCCCAATCCAACAAAACAGCATCTTCAGTTTCAGAAATAGCCAGGTTCTCTGGAGGGCAGATATCCACAGCCGGAATCGTTGTGGTGGTTGATGTAGTCGTAGTAGTTTCAGGAACTGTCGTGGTAGTTGATGTAGTCGTTGTGGTCTCAGGAACAGTTGTAGTGGTAGTTGTAGTTTCGGGGACTGTAGTTGTTGTTGTAGTTGTGGTGCTTGTAGTTGTTGTAGTTGTAGTGGTAGTAGAACTTGTTGTTGTGGTATTTGTTGGAGCAAGGTTTGCTTCAATTAAATATGATGTTCCATACCAAGCATCTGGATTTCCACAACATACCCCGGCTCTTAATCGATACGTTCCGGGCTCAAGATTTCTTGATATATAAGAATCAAGACCATAATAGTCATCATTGCTTGCAATTAAATTATTATTACTATCATATAACCACAGCATTGAATCAATGCCATATTGATCTCTGGCGTATGTACGAACACTTAATGTTTGAGCGGTTGATAATTCAAAATAAAAATCCCGATCGTTTTGGGTAGCCGTATAGGTATCGGCACTAGCGGGATTAGATGGGAAAAAGAACGCAAGCAGGGCGGGTATGAGTATCCATGCACCTTTACGAAGCTTAATTCGCTTCATTACTTTTCTGTTGGTTCTTGCAACTCCTCAGCTGGGTCTTGTGCGTTCTTGCTTTTTACATTTGAAATCATCAACCCCGCCAAAGTTCCGGTAATAAATGTTGCAATACTTGATAACACACTAAAAAACATCTTGTCGTTTTCAGCTTGCGCTCCAACGGGTTGAGCAACAAATACAAGGGCATAAAGGATGGCGCATGTTGTTGTAAACAATACGGCTCCAAGAACACATCCCACAATAAACCTTAATCTTGCATCCAAATCTTCAGGAGTATACTTATTCATCTTCCTTTCCATTTGTGTCCTCCTTTGGATCAAATCCAATTAAATCCGTTGTACATCCACCTTCAACAATACATACGGGTGGGTTACATTCTTCGTTTTCCCAATTTACAGGGTCTTGACAATGATAGCGATAACTACCTTGATAACCACAGCCAGAAATAATTAAGAATAAAATCGGGATTAATTTTTTCACTTAACTATTATAAGATAGATTTTATTTTTTGGGAAGGATCTATAAAATCTTATGAAACGCTTAGCGTTCCACTGGCGGTGAATGTGTGAACCGTGTATGAAGTGGCTCCAGTTGGACCAACCACTTTTGTTCCGCCAGTTATTGTAAATGTGCTTGCGCTTGAAGTAAGATATCGAACGATAACTATTCCAGAACCACCCGCTGACGGTCCAGGACCCTCATGCGAACCACCACCGCCACCGCTGCCAGTGTTTGCGCTACCAGCAGTTGACCCTTGATTAGTGTAAAAAGCACCTCTTCCACCGCCGCCCGAGCCGCCGCTTCCTCCAGCGAAAGTGCCAAAAATATCTCCGTTGCGGCATCCGCCACCGCCACCGCCAGCCCTAGTCACCCCAGAGCCGGTGATTGATGAAGTTAAACCACTTCCACCATTCCCACCTCTATTTTCAAAAGATGCATTACCTCCACCGCTTCCCGCACCGCCGCCGCCACCTCCTGCATATTCAGGACCAGTGATTCTAGAATTACCACCACCGTATCCATTGCCAGCAGAACCTCCAGCATTTGCTCCTCCACCGCCAGCACTTGAAGTGATTGTGCTGAATACTGAACTGCTTCCCGCTCCTCCAACAGTAACCGTATATGTTCCGCGGGCTAACGAGAGTGGGCTTTCTGCTGATGCACCACCACCGGATGTCTCTCCGGAGACGGAGCACCTATATGCTCCTGCTCCACCACCACCGACATAACCGCCAGAACCGCCACCACCGATAACCAAATACTGAACAGTAATATTTGGAACAACTGGAGTTGCCGAATTACTTGATGCAGATGAATTTGAAGAAACACCATAATTTGTACCAAGAGTAACAGTAAATGTATACGCCGTTCCATTATTCAAACCGTTGACTGTAACTGGTGAAGATGAACTCGTACCAGTTATTCCGCCGGGACTTGAAGTTGCTGTATAAGTTAGAGCACCGCCTTTTCCAGTATATGATGGCGGTGTAAAAGCAACAGTTGCAGATGCATTACCAGCAGTTGCTGTGCCAATTGTTGGCGTACCAGGTTTTTTACCTCCGCTAGAGGTATTGCCTACAGGAGATCTCATGCACTGAGATCTCCAATTAAAACCCATGTATCTGTTGCGCGTTTAATTAATGTTGCAGAAGACCATCGAGCACGAAGTTTTAAACCGGGTGTAGAATTAACTGTAACTCCGCCAGCTGGAACAACAGTTGTTTGACCAGTGCCAGTTTGCAAAATATGAATTTGAGAGCCAACTGGGAAAGCCACTGTGCTATTTAGAGGAACTGTTAAATTATTACTAGAACCAACATTCATTTCAACTAATTTATTTTTATCTGAAAGAGCAAGTGTATACGATGCAACTTGAGCACTTGTTGAAATATCTGCTATCTTACCAAGATCTATGGCAGCAGTAGAGCTAATATCTGCATTTACGATTACTCCAGAGGATATTGACACGACACCAGAATTATCTATTGTAACATCCCCAGTTTCAGAAACCCATGTTGGAACACCTGATGAATTGGCAACAATTATTTGACCTGATGTTCCAGATGCTAATTTAGAAAGATCAATGGCGGCAGACGCATTTATATCTGCGTTAACGATTGCACCATCAACAATTTTTGCAGATGTAACAGCATCATCTACAATTTGTGCCGTATCAACAGATCCTGGCGGAATAACTCCGACATAAACATCCAATACCCAAGATGTTCCGTTATATGTCCATGTTCTTCCACCCGCCGAATACTTATCATTCGTTGAAGGTGAGTCTGGAAAATCTAATGGCATTAGTTACCTCTTATTAAGCTGGTAATGTAACCTCATCCCATTGCTGAGTAGATTCATTCCATGTCCAGTTGCCTTCTGCTGGGCGGGGTGTTGGGGCTTCCCAATCTGCTGTTTCTGCATTTAATGTCCAAGAAGGATACGGCTGTGGTGCAACGAATGCATCAAGCTCTGCATTAAATGTATATCCAATCCCGGCATAACGCTTGCGGAAATTATTATTGTAGGAAGTTTGCTTCCATGTCCCGCCTAAAAGATTATGACAAAAGGCGGCTCCAATTGAATCGGATTCAGGATATTCTCCACCACCACAGTCATCATTAGAAACCACAATAACTTGGGTTACAATATTGTTTTCATTAATTTGGGCAAAATGAGCCATTTTAAAAAACCTCCTTTTGGTTTCTCATATATGATA